GCATAATTGATACCACCATCCGTAACTTGAACACGCTCAATTTTACCAATATTGTCCCCATTGAGTGTCAATGAGGCACCACTACCACCCGAAGAACTGATAACCCCAATGGCGGTTTTACCATAATTATAGCCGCCATGCTCAATACGAACGCGGACAATCTCACCGCTACCACCAACCTCATATACCCGCGCACGGAAGCCATAACCATTGGAACCAACCACCGGCTCAGCTTTAACAATATCGCCCACTTCGTACCCGGTCCCGGCATTATTGATAATCACTTGATCAAGTGGACCGGTAGCCAATTTTGTGATTTTAGCTTTGGCGCGTGTACCATCGGCACTATCAGTAATAACGATTTCATCATTAAGGCGGTAGTTGGTTCCGCCATTGTCGATTGTCATACCAACTACAGCACCATACACGGTTTCTGTGACTTCGGTGTCTTCAACGGCAAGGATTACTTGCTCACCAACCTCAAAGTCGCTGTCATAGCTCGACAGTTCGAGTTTTAACACAAGCTCACCGTTGATATAGGTTGAGGTAATCGTGTCGATAACAGCAGTTGAGGCGCTATTAACACCCTCAATCGAGGCGGCAAGATCATCATTATCAAAGTTCAATTTGAACCAGTTTTCACCAGTAATATAAATCACTACATCACTGGCGTAGTCACCGCTCGAAGGAACATACATGTACTCACGTGGGTAGATGATGTCAATGTCGGTGTTATACAAAATAGTGAAGATGAACCGGAAGCTATCTTCACTACCTTTTGCAAGGTAAAATTCTTTCATCAGCTTCAATAGCTGATTCGTTGGAATTTGGGTTACTTGTGGGAAAGTGTTAGCAAATTCAAGGCGATAGCGTTCCAAGAAATCATCATCCGCCAAATCGGGGTCAAGATTTCGCTTGAATCGCTCCATGTAGTGGAGCACGTTACCTTCTTCCTCAAGGAACTCGACGTATGCCTGAACAAACGCCACGTACATTGGGTAGTCATCCCGAATGTGATCAGGTAACTTGTATTGGATTATTGACGAAATTTTCTTGTCAAGCATTACTTCTCATTCTCGTTTTCGAAGTTTTCACTAACCTTAATTACAACATCGTCGATCACGACAATGTTATTTCGCTTACTGAAGAAATCCGGGTTTTCAGGCTTAGCAAATACGCTCAATTGCTCTTTACTGTATAGCCCGGTTGTCTCAAAATCTGTGATACGGACAATACCATTGGTATAGTCAACTGTACCAAATACCTCATCCGGGAACACCTTGAATGATTGTGTCAGGGTATCAAAGTAATAAATTCGAAGGTTCCCGGCACCATCATCTTTGATGTAACAGCGGAATAAACGATATGTAAACTCAGCTGATTTGATAGTACCCGGTACAATCTCATTTTGGAAATCGACATAATATGTTTGCTTGGTGTCGAAGTTAGGTGTGAACCGTTTTTCCAAATTCAACTTGGTGTATGAGGTCAAAATAGCCGGGTTGGAATTCCGAACAAATGAGTTCAAATCCAAATCACTGTAATATCCACCAAATTTGTTCAAGTAGTTTTCATTGTAGTTGTCGATTGCGGACTGAATATCAGATACAACCTGTCCACCAGACTTCTCAGTCTTCAACGGGTTGTACCGGGCATTGACCGTCATATCCACATACAAGAAATCTGGATCAACAATCTCAGCTTCAATAACCGTTACATTTCGACGCTTGATGATATTTTTCAGGATGTTTTCTTTTGCCTTACTCGACAGCACCTCACCAAACTTAGGTTTGATTGAGATAAACACCTTACCATAAACCGGTGGCACATTATCTTCACCACCCCACACGTTGATACTGTTGATATTGCGGTATTCGCTCAACAGCAGGTTTTTGTAGTCATCGACGATAACCGCACGATTTTGACGACGATAGTGGTAAGGGATGTTGAATCGAAGGTCTTCAATAGCCTCACCGTCCATACCACCTTCAGAATTTGAAATGGTTTGAATGCTTACTTGGAATGGGTCGCCATTGTAGTACAGGTCTCCACCAAAGGTGAATGAACGGGCATTGTTGCCGGATTCGCCACTTGTTGAAATGTATGTGCACTCAACTTTGTTACCATTCTGTACGGCATTACCGTACACATCATTACCAAAGTGAACCCCATAGTAACCGTCTTCATTCATAGAAACGAAGTAAACGTTTGAGTCACCGTTGATCGTCATGAAGTCTTCAGCCAGTTTATAGCTGATAAAGTTTGATGAACCGTCACTTTCATACACGCGCACACGTAGACTCTTGATGTCAATGTCCTTGTCACGGATAATGAAACGCTGATTCAAGATTGATTGGTCAACAATGAAATTGGTTTCCTCGAATGTGCCCTCATAGATCAGGGTTTCATCGCTCACATAGTCATACACCCCGGCAACCGAACTTTGGTTGTAGATGTAAAGATCGTCAACCAGAACGAATGTGCGGTTGTCCGAACTATTATTATTTGACTTGACTGTCTGACCACGTTCAATCACGATCTTGCGGTCTACCGGCTCATTAAGAGCGGTAATGTCGATTGTAAAGGTTACGGTGGCTTGACTTGCCGCCTTCGAACCGGGGATGTAGTTTTGGAACTTGGCTTTACTTGTCAAGCTCGGTTTCAGGTTGGCAGAATCCACATTGGATTCATTGTTGAGCATATGCCCGTAGAAGCCAATGTAATGGGTCATGTAAGCCAGAATATCCATGTGGATATTCATAGCCGAACCTTCAAAGTCGTAGTCTTGGAATTTAGATTGATCTTTCAGGAAAGCCTTGATCTTAGCCTTCACTTGATCAAAATCTAAATCTTGAACTGGAATGTTAGTTTTCGCCATTTATCGCACCCTTTGAAGGAAAATCTTTTGTTCAACTGAACTTAAAGTGTTAATAATCGTGTACTTGATGGTAATATTGTATTGTTGCTTTTCAAACGCCGGTTCAACCAACACATCTTCCAATTTGATTCTCGGCTCAAATTGCTTTAAAATGAATTCGATTTTTGACCGAATTGCAATAGCGGTCGCGTTATTCATCGGTTCGAATAGAAGTTCCCGTACCTCACCACTAATTTCAGGGCGAAACGGCTTCTCATACCGGTTAAGCATGATCAGGTTGTACACAGACTGCTTTACAGCATCCTCATCATACTTCATTTGTAAATCGCCAGTCAGTGGATGTGGCTTGAAGTTGAGGTTGAAGTCTGAATATAGACGTGTGTTTTTATTACTCATGCCCTTATTTATCCACCCGCAAAAACGGTTCCGGCACCATCAATTGTGACCGAACCACATGCAACCGGGTCGCCAATTCGACCACATCCCTTACCATTGACAAATACAGTCGCGCTACCCTTAGCCAACACCGAAGCATGAACATCAGGACCGCACTGGTGGGGTGCCCATAGATCACCTTGCCGGTGAACTGGTCTACCCTCAACATTGACGTTGGGACTGGCTTGAACGTTGTTTCTTGGTGGATAGCACCCGTGACCGGAATCCATACCACCTAATAAGTGTACAGCTGCCATAGAATTACTCGCATTGTGGGTCACACATTGTTTTGGGTAATAGTGGACCACTTAGTTTTTTACTCTCTTTGTATATAGCCACGGTCGGACCACAGCGGTGGTGGTCCAAACAGACTTTGTTACTCATCATTCGGGTCAACAATTCTGGATAGCAAAGCTCAGGGATACCCGGCACATACTTCTCTTCTGGGGTCTCAAGCTCGGTGGATTCGATACATGATGGACACATTGAAGCCGGGATTTCCTGTAGTGTAGTGAATACAACAGGTTCCGGGCAAATGTCACATAAATCCACATCAACTGTCTGTAATACCAATGGATCAGGTTCTTCAACCACCGGACAAACCTCACATAGACCTTCATCATTAATTGTGACCAATCCCTGATATTCCGGTGCAATGTATACCTGTTTAGTCAATTCCTTAATTTCCTCAAGAGTCAATGACTTAGGTGCCTCAGTCGGGCATGGTTCACATAGCGGTGTATCAGTTTGAATATCAGTTAGTGGTTGCTCAGGTAAAGGTGGATCGGATGGTTCTTCATTCCAAGATTCTTCGCCCTTGACCTCGAATACTGGGGTTTCAAAGTTGGGAATTGACTCAATGAATGCATCGCGGTCCATATCCCAGTTATTATGAACACAAATAAAGAATTCGCGGTCAGCAAATGTTTCTGGTGCATCGACCAACGCCGCCCGAATCACCACCCGGTGATTACTACCAGTCGCCTTGCGGGTTCCAGATTCATCATCTTCCCACCACGTGAATGAAGGTTCCCGGTCGGCATTCAAGTCTTCACAATCCTGTTCTTCCGGGATACCACTGATAACTCCATCACTTTGAAGACTCAACCCCTTGGGTAATTCACCCTCAATGATTTCGTAAAACACCGGTGAGTCACAGAATGCCGTAGGTTGGGCAAACTCAAATGGGGGCATATACGCTCCCCCGTATGCGTCAGCATCAGCAATCGAAACGAATGGGAAATCAGTAAATTCAGCACTTAGGGTATAGTTAACTGAAAAATCAGTGGTAATACAGATATAGTATTCACCCGGTGACGCTGAATAGTCAAAGTTGTTATTGAATTCATCACTGATACTGGTCCCAAGGTTGATATAGCTTGTACCAACCTTTCGGTATACTGTGAATGCAACATTAATGCCATTTGTTGTGTTTGGCTGAATAAAAAGGTCGAAGAAGACGGTTTCAAATTCGACCATTTCAAATTTGAAGAACGCGCCGGTAAATGCGTTGGCAATAGTACCCGAATACTCAGTCTCAGATTGGAGAGTAGTAATCGTCGTGCTTGGGTTGTTAAAAAACGCTACACAGTTAATTGCCATTACGATTCCTCATTACTTTGGCTTTGATCGAATGTGATACAACGTGCATCCAGAACAAAGTAGTATTCTTTATATTCAACCGGGACAACAGGGTATTGAACAACACCGTTTTCATCCGGCTCAAGTGCTTCATAGTCAATATCACCACCTGAAGTCAAAGGCTTAAAGTCATTAGGTAGACATTGAGTTTCAGTTTGCCACTCGATACCGGGACCGGGGATAACCAGATCGTCGATAAACATATTTGCACCGTGGCTACCATTGATTGGTAATTCCTCGAACTTGGTTTCACTGTATGAACCATGTCGTGCTTCCATTTCAAATTCAGGCTCATCGTATAATTGGGCACGGCAACTTGCACCGCCACGCGCCAACAATGTCCATAGGCTTTGAACCTCAAGACTTGAACGTGCATAAGCACCCTCATAGATTGAAGCGCCCGGCTCCCAGAATTAAGCCAAGTCAGCTACAGCACTGGCACCAGCATGACCAAT